ATAAGCACGATCGCGACGATTAGCATCAGTGCCATGAATGCCTGCACCAATGCGGCAAACTTCTGTCGATCGTTCACTGTGACTCCTCCGCCGCCTTGATGGCGGCCATGATCTGCTCATCGGTGATCGATTCGGCGAATTGCTGTCCCTGCTCCTGACGCCAGATGCAGCGCGCCCACTTGATCAGGGTCGGCGGATCGTGAAAATCGATCGCCTGATCGAAGTCAAACCCTGACCACTTACATACGTTCGCGACGTACTGCGCCGTAGGATTGCCCGCGCTCGCCGGCGAGAAGGAGGTTACGAATTTCAGCGGGGTGTCCTTGCCCTCGCTCTGATAGGTCCAGCACAGTCGTACGCCGGCGCGAATGCCGTCCACCAGGTCGAGAAACACGAGCTCGCCGGCGGGCGCCTGATCTGGCGCAAGCCCGAGCCAGGGTATGTGCGCCTGCTGCAGATTCCACGGATTGTTGTCGCGCATGCCGAGCGGCGCGGCGGCGCCGGCGCTCACAGATCACCGCACGCTGGGATGATGGCTTGTCCCTGTGACTTGTCGTGCATGATGCGGTTGTATTCATCGGCGAGTCGCAGAATGTTGTCGCGATAGATGTCCGTTCCATCGCCCTTCAGTTTGCACTCCTTGGCCTTCAGGTCAAAGATGCTCTTCTGATCATTGAGCGCCTGATGCTCCTCCTCCTGCTCGATGAGGTGTGCAACCTGAGAGGTGTTGGTGGCGAGTGCCTGAGCGAGCGGTGTCGTGGCGCTCGAAATCTTGCCATCGATCTGCGTGCGCGCCTCCTCGAGTTCCTGATGGCTCACGAAATGACGTGCACTGAAGCCTATCCACACAGTAAGTCCTATTGCAGCCAGACACGAAAGCAGCCTCACCCGGTAGCGCTCCGGCATGATCTTATTCAGCTCGTCGAATAAGAGTCCCGCGAGCTCCAGCATTTGACCTCTCCTTTCCTCTAAAGTCGTTTTCTTAGTTCCACAATCTGCGCGTCAATTGCGGCAAGTCGTGCATGCGCCGCTACATTCGCCGGGTCAAGCGCGAGCTCGCGCATGGGGCGCGCCTGGGTCGCCTCGAGCCGCGCGATCTCCGAGAGTGCCTGCGCGGCAAGCTGGCGCTGCGCAATGACAGCTGCTGCGAGCTCCCAGCGGCGACTCTTCGGATTCCATTCATGTTGAGGGCTCGGCCGCGGTGGCTGATAGTCGATGACTTTCAGTGTGCCGAGATCAACCCGTTGCGACAGGTGATCGTAGGCCCCCGCGATCGCGCGATAGCCCTCCGGGGTGTTGAGGGCAACGAGCGCCGGGTTGGTGGTGGCGAGGATCTTGGCGGTGAAGAGCCCCGTGTCCGGGTGGTAGAACGAGTAGCGTCTCACCGCTTGATGACCTCCGCCTTGAGAGTCCCGGTCGCCGTGACCGAGGCCGCCGCTGCGGTCGGGAGCTTCTCGCCGTAGAGCGTGTACACGCCCGAAGTGCCCGCCGGCAGCGTAAAGGTCCACTCGAGGGCAAAGACCCCCGTGCCCGCCGTGCCGGTGTTGATATCGCAGTAGATGTCGACGTCGGTCGAGGTGGTGCTCGACTGATCCTCGATCTCGTACGCGAAGATACACGCGGTGGTGGTGCTGTTGTTTTCCCATTGCCCGGTCGTCGTAACCACGACGTTGACATCATCGGCGAAAGTGCCGACGCTCACGGTCCCAAGCGTCACGCCGCCGCCGGTCGCCGGACAGGTCACCGAGAAACTGCTTGTAACGATATCCGTCGCCGCACTGTCGCCCAGTTGAGCGGTATCGATGACAGCAAGCGATACCGTCGCGCCGTAATCGAGTGAATTGAGGCCCGCGCCGCTATCGTAAAAGGCGATCGCGCCATAGAGCGTGGCGCCTGATCTGGCGACCGTGCGCACCGGGGCGCTGTCGGTATTCAGGTAGTAACGGACGTTTGAGCCGTCATAGGTGATGAACGGCTTATCGCTCGTGCTCGGAGCGGCGAAAGTTGCGACCTTCGTGCCGGATTCCCAGATCGCCCATTCATCGGCGTCAGTCGCGCACTCCCAGGCGTAATCAATCGATGCGTAGATGCTTGAGCTGCCCGCAGCCTGGGCCGCCATCGTCGAGACATGGGCCTGGGTCGCGAGCCCGAACATGAAATTATTGTTTGTGACGGCGTTCGTTTTCGCGCTGATGTGACAGGTCGTGAAGCCCTGTAACGCGATCGCGCCTGAGTCCCAGGTCGTGGTCCCGCCGATCTTCGAGGCAACAGCATTGCCCACCACGCCGTAATTGATCCCGCGAAACGGTGTTGGTGTAGCACCCGTGTTGCCGGTCACGATTACGTCATTGACGATCGCGCCAGGTGTGTCGAATGCAATGCCGGCGTAGAGCTGCGCGCCCCGCTCCTGCGTTTGCCACACGACTGTGCCATTGAGCAGAAACATAACCGTATAGGAATCATAGGCGACGCTGAGCACATCCCCGCGCGCCGGCACCCCGAGCCCACCTTGGAGCGTCGTTGATCCGGAGACGACTGCCCATTGGCCCGATGCGTTGGAGAACGCATAGTCCATATTACTCAGAGGCTGCAGGGTCGAGGCGATCGAGCCAACGAGTCCGACTGCGAGCGTGCCGCTGCCGTACTGCACCTCGATCGAGAGTGCCGGGAAAGCTTGGGTCGTGACTGCATCACCGTCCCAGCCAGTTGATCCAGCGGCGGTCTTGTACACCTTGCCGCCGCTCACAATCACGCTGCCGCGTGGGGTGAGTTTTGCCTGCGTGGCAGTCATCACGGCCGAGGGGATGGTGTAGCTATACGCGATCACGTCGGCGTCTGAGGGCTGCTGCGTGCCCTGCGTGTAGGTGTTATAGGAGCAGAATTTGAAATAGACCGTCTGCCCCGCCATGTAGGGATCAAGCGTGATCTGGAAGATTGTTTGATCCAGTCGCACGAATGGCACGTTGGCAGCGTGGCCCTGATTCGTGGAACCATAGAGCCCGCGATATAGATCGCTCAGCGTGTAGCTGCCGCCAGATCCGCTACATACTCCAAAGCTCATGATCTCAACGTCGCTTCCTGAGTCGACGAGGATCAGCGAGAGCGCGTTGAAGGCATCGGATGAGGTGACAGAGTTATCCAGCTCCAGGTTTGTATCCGCAAGCGTCACGTCCAGAATCGTCGAGGTGTCGGGCTGGCTCGAGCCGGCGGATACCGCATTCGTGAGCGTGCCGTAAGCCGCCCCTGTCGTGACCACGCCAACCTTGACGTAGGTGTTGCCGCCATCGAGGGACATGTACACGTAGCAGCCGAGCCAATAGGGCGCCCCAGAGGGACCGGCGACCGCGATGCCAAGCGCAAGCGCGCCGCCGCTCATGGCAGGCGGCACGAGGAAGATGCGCGGGGCCAGCACGCTGCCCGGTGGCACGGAATAGTCCGCCATGTACCCTTGCGCCGCGGACCAGTTGTACTGGGGCGTGATGCGCACGGTCGTATCGAGCATCAGCACCTTGAAGGTGAGAAAATCCTCCTCGTCATCCTGCACCTCGAGTACGCGCACGAGCTGCTGATTCCAGCCGAGCGATGAATCCGTGATCGAGAGAATGTCCATCGGCTCGACGAGCGCGAAGTCCTGGCGCGCGCGAAATTCAGCCGTGTTGCGCTCAAATAGATTCGCATTGAGGATGAGCTGCGCGACCGTGCGCGCGGTAGCTGCATTGGTGATCTGATGCAGCGTGCAGGTTGGCATCAGGCGTTGACCATTCGCCTCGATGTCCTCGAGATCGTAGGCCTCGGCTATCGCCGTGTTGTAGTAGTTGCTGCGATCGACGTACTCAACTAGGACGATGTTGTAGCACTCTGACTGTGCTTTGCGGGTCAGCTTGACCGGCGGATCGCCCGCCTTTGGGCAGAAATCATCATCGTCCAGGGAATAGAGCGGCGTGAGATCTGGCGCCCATGACCAGGTTTTGCCGTCCGCTGTCGTGACGCTCGGCACGCTTGCGGCGGCATAGGGAATGATCTTCAACTGTCCGGCCGAGAGCACGATGTCGGAATTTGTGATCTGCATCTGATCCTTGAGAAACGCATTTGCCTCGCGCTGCGTATCCTCATAGGGACTGTTGAGCAGCCCCACACACATGCAGTAAGCCTGATAGCTGTTGCTGAGCCCGGTCAGCGTGGCGATGGCGCCCTCAAATCCAGCGCCATGATTTGGATCGGTCAGATAGTCGGGGATCAGCTGCGAGGGATCCGCATCGTACATGCCCGCGGCAATGTCGTAACCGAGCAGACCATCCACCTCAAAGTTGAGGTTAGGCATGGCCGCGGAGCTGCCAAGATTGTAGGAGTCGCTCGCGACGTAGGCGATATGGTCATAGGGCACGGCCTGCGCGCCGGCGGCGCCCGTTGATGCCTGCATGGGGATCGGCGCGCCGGAGCTCCCAACCGTCTGCGCAGGCGTGATCGTGTAGCCGCCGACGCCACCGCCCGCCGCCCCCGAATCGACGATCTTGGTGCCCGAGGCGACGCCGGTTCCGGTGATCGTCTGTCCATCCGCGAGCGTGCCCGAGGAGAGCGTCGTCACCGTCATGACATCCCCGGAGATGTATGCGGCGAAGGTCGCCCCAGGAGGCGCGTAGGTCGTCAGGTATGACCAGATCGGCTGCCCGCTCGTGCCGAGCGCAAGCGAAAGATTTTCGGAGTAGAGCGTCTCGAGGGCCTTGTCGTGCCAGACCTGGTTGACACCGACGATGGGCCCCTCGCACAGCGCAGCAATGTAGGCGGTGATGTAGTTGTAACTGCTCGGAGCTCCGCCGCCGCCCTTGCCACCGCCGCCCTGGCCGATCGCCTGGAAATCCCCGTACCAGATTAGATTGAAACTGACGCGCTGGCGGCCGTAGACGAGGGGAATCGCACCGCCGTACTTGGATGTCGACACCTGAATGCCCGTGTACACCTCGAGCAGCGTCGACGCCGGGGCGCGGGCGAATAGGAAGCCCACTAGAAGCAGCTCCAATAGGAATCAAACTGCTGAAGGAATTGCCGGCGCTCGCTTACGATCACGCGCCGGCGCGGCAAATACGCATGCACCATCGCGCTCTCACTCACGATCACCCCGCCGTGCGCGGCATGCTTGCCGAAATTGAACATCGCAACATCCCCGAGGCCTGGATGCTCGACGCGATGCGCGTACTTCTGCAGCCACTCCAGATAGACGGGCCGCTCGTTGTGCATGTACCACTGCGGTTTATACGGCAGTGGATCGAACCACGGCGCAAGTCCCAGGCCGCAATAGATCTCGCGCAGTAACAGCCCGCAGTCGACGCCCTTTCCTTTCTGCGATGCGCACGAGTGATAGCGCGTGCCTACCCAGCTCAGGGCCTCGCGCACCACGTCCTCACGAGTTGCGCTCATGTCTTGTATCGACCAGGTGGGAAAAAGCCCCCGCCTGGATTGCTGCCGATGATCTGGCCGGCCTGCGAACCGGGGTTCTGCGTGGGCGGCTGATCGATGCCACCGTCCTCCATCGTCTCGGGCATCGGAATGAAATAGAGCCCCTTGTTATGCGCGATGTTGCCGTAGCCGATGCAGGTCGCCTGCTGTTTGTCGCAGCCAGGAATGATCGTGAACGGATCGCCGACGTGCGGCACTTCCGGCATCGGCAGGCGCAGCACGACCGCACCACCCGATGCCGTGTAGCTTGCGATGCTGCCGCTAAATCCCATGTTCCCCCCTCCGGTGAACTTGATCACTCCCTGATTGAAATAGTTGTTTGGCTTGGAGGTGATCGAGATCCCGAAGTGTGCGGCATCGGTCACGCTGTTGACGTTGCCGGTCAGGGTGAGCGCTGCGCGCACGCTGCCCGATGGATCACAGCCAGCATCGAGGAAGGTATGCGCGCAGGCCGGCATATAGGTATTGCGCGGCATTTGGACACTCAGCATCGCGAGGAAATCATCGACCGTGATCTCGGCTGTCTGTCGATCGACCGTGAGCGCCCCGCAGGTGCCCTTGAAGTAGGCGACCGCGCCGGGCGAGGTGTCGAGTGGCTGCCCCACTTCCGGATAGTTCATGTACAGCTTTGAAATGAGGCAGATGGCGTTATCAAACATGCCGAGCGTGCAGGCTTCGAGGAAGGGATATCCCTCGATCATCACGGGGCCTGCCGGGTAATCAAGCTGCGGGGAGATCGTGAGTTTGCAGCTGCCAGCCTCTATGCCTACTTTGCTCGTGATCGTATCGCGCTTGATCACGAGACCGGAT